CTCTATCACCATTCTTCCAATTACCTAACTTTGAATCGAAACAAGAATTAATATTTTTCCCATCTAGTATTTTTCTAGATGATAAAGATTTTGTAAATATATCATATAATGTAGGTGATAATAGATCATATTTCGTTAAATTACATTTAAATCTTGTTAAATTATCACTTTATGATAAAAAAAGTATTGATTTCCAAGTGAATCATAATATTAATCCAAATTATTATTTAGAATTAATTAGAAATGTTCGGAAGTTATTAGGATATTCTATTTCAAAAAAAGAATATTATAAATTTAAAAATGTTGATAAGACATTAAAGACTAGTAGAAAAACTGGTAAGAAAAGGAAAACTATAAAGAAATGATTATAGTTCTCTAGCCGATGGATCTATTTCATCCGACCAATTAGGAGTCCATAAATAAGGTATCACATTTGCTTTACCAGGATAATAACTCTCAAATATTTTTCGATAAAAATAACTCTCTTTTAGTAAAGGTGTATTTATTTTATATTTTTGTTTATTTATATTAAATTCTTCATTTGTTACTAATTCATCAACATATTCTTTGATGATTATATGCCATGACCTTCTCTCTGACGAACAACCATCAGAAAACGCTTCTTTAGGTCTCCATAATACTTCATCTGGTATTAGTTTTACTTGTTCGAATGATTTTCTAAGCAGATATTTTTCTATTAATCCATTATCTGAATTATACATTTTTAACTCTGGGTCTATACTCATATAGTATTCTACGAATGACTTATCTAAAAATGGTGTCCTGGCTTCAAGCGACCATTCACTAGAAACACTCCTATCAGATCTAAGTCCATCAAAGAACTGAATATTATCTAATAATTTATTACACTCTCTATTAAATTCATCCTTATTAGGTGCGTTTCTAAGGTATTTATATCCTGATTGTTCATCGCTTCCATCGCCATTAAACAATACAACAATATCAGTATTTTCTTTTATATATTTAGCAACTAAATAATTACCTACACTTGCTCTAACAGTTGTTGTATCATATGATTCAATATTATAGATAACTGTACCTATTGCTTTAAGAAAATCTTCTTCAGAACATTCTATCGTATGATGTTCTGAACCAATATATTCAGAAACTGATTGAGCATATCCTAAATCAGTTGCACCTTTTAAACCTATTGAGAATGTTTGTAATTTGTTTTTAATACCCATATCTCTATAAATATTACATATTATACCACATATTAAACTACTATCTAAACCACCAGATAATAAAGCACCAATAGGTCTATCAGATAATAACCTTTTCTTCACGGCATTAGTTAATTTATTCCTAATATTTGTCAAGATAAATTCTTCTGGTTGTTTATTGTTCTTATCTATAAAATTATTAATATGATATTTTTTTATAATAAATTCTTTATCATTATATTCTAAATATGAGCCAGTATCAAATTGTTTCACATAAACACATTTATCATGAATCGCTTTTAACTCGGATGAAAAAAATAATTCATTTTCTAAAGTATGACCTATAAATAATGGTCTAACACCATATGGATCTCTTGCTACAAATACTTTATTAATATTTTTATCATATAGAACAAATGAAAATACGCCATCCAACATTCTACAGGTTTTTTCAATCCCAAATAATTTATATAAATAAATAATCACTTCACAATCAGAATTAGATTTAGTTTCCATAAAATATTGTGACCGTAGATCATTATGATTATAAATTTCACCATTACAAATCAAATAAATATTATCATTAATAAATGGTTGCATACCATCATCAGATAAATCATTTATAGCTAATCTATGGAATCCCAATACAATATTATCTACATTTATTATTTTAGATGAATCAGGACCTCTATCAGATATTCTATTGAAATTAGTTAATAAATCTTCTTTCGAATATTTCTTACCTAAATAAGCAAAAATACCACACATATATTATATTATTATATGATTATCTTTAATTATTTAACCATATTCATAAAATATGTTTCTAAATTATTCATTACTTTATTAATTAAAGTAATCTCTGGTGTAGTTTTATTATCATATAAAGCAAACGATTCTGTTACTTTTTTCAAATCGTCTTTAACTGTCGATACCATATCATAATCTTTAGCCAATAAATCTTTATCAATGCTATCTGAATTATCAGAATTTCCTGGTTTTTTAAGAACAGCAGGCAAATATGTCCAACTAGATATTGTTGATGGCGGTCCAGGAGCACCAGGTGGACCGGGAGGACCGGTTAATCCTATTTTATTTTTACTAGAATTTTTATTACTATCATTTTTATTACTATCATTATCCGGGTCAGGTTCAGGTTCCGGGTCAGGTTCAGGTTCCGGTTTATCACTTACACATGATCCATTTGATAAATTCCATAATTCACCAGGAGAACACGTAACCCTCGCACAATCAGATTTCGTTTCTGTGGGAGGTTTAAAACACTTATTATAAAAATTTATTCTATTAACTATTACGAATAAAAATATCATCATTATAATAAATACATACACACCATCACCTAGTGTTTTAAATATCATTTTATTAGATTCTAAATGTGTTAATATATAAATAATTATACCTGAAAATATTGTAATATATATGATTAAATATATTATATACCATACACTTACACTTTTTGTATCACCACCTTTAATACATCCATTATATTGTTTAATGAATTCAAAAAACGGTGGGAAAATATTTTTTATAAATTGTATTTTATCTAAACTAACAATTATATAATATATTGTCATAACCGATAATATAGATATATATATTTTTAAATTAACCAACGCTCCCTCATCATGTGTCCCATCAACACTCATTCCAAAACAACCAGCCATATATATATTGTATAATATATTATTTTATTGATCATTTATTTATTGATCATTATATATGACAACACTTACGATAACCTGTACCACCGCCGCCGCCGCCGTGCCAGCCCAACCGCACCAACCTTTAGACTGTGTGCCTACAAATACACCATATCCAAAGATAATACACATTAACAATCCTGAAAGTCCTTTCAAAATGTTATCCCAGGACAAGCCAGGAATAGATCCATTGACCACATAACCCGATCCACTTATTGTCTTATCATCCTGTTCATATGTAGCTCCTCCTAATGCTCTCATCAACATTACTACACTATTTAAAATTACATTTCCCATAAGAATTATTACTGCCCCTTTAAAATAATCATTACCACCCACACCCTGTTTAATATATAATAGTAGAAATGCTGTTAATATTATACTGGTATAATAAAAACCATTAACTTTGAAGTAAGTAATATCACCAATAGGTGTCCATGTTTCTAAGAAATATTTTATTAATGGAGGACGGAAATCTTCTTCTAAACGATTTGATGATTGGGCTGATGCTGAGGCATAAGCGGCAGTGTCCTCTGCTAGGACCTCGGTTTTTTTTTTCTTTGTGATTTCTTTTTTATTTTCGTCATAACATTTTTCATCGTTGTAGTATTCAGCATCACCACCATCCTCATACATACCACATAGATCATCCTTAGTACATATTTCGGTTTTACATTCAATTAAGTCTAATAATTTATCTATTATTTTATATAATGTTAATAATATTAATATTACATAAGCTACATTTAATATGTTAGTTATAATACTTAATAATGTTTGACCAACATATTTTGATCTCAAAATTAAACCGGTGGTCCCAGGATCAGCCCAATTACTTTTAATATTCACATCTATATGCCTTTTTACTTCATCTCCTATAGTTTTTCCTGGAGAAGGTAAAGATGAATGTTTAATATTGGCTGCTACTTCATTAAATGTGAAACTATTTATAGTATTTATACCATAATATTTAATAATTATAATTAATATGAAAGATATGACCCAGAATACAAATGAACTTATAAAATCACTATATAGATTATTGTTTATTAATTCATTACAAGGTTGACTCGCCGATTGATTGATTAATGTATTTGATTGTTGTGTTGTTATATAAAATAATAGTAATAATACTAACACTATATATTTATCATCTAATGACACAGCGGTATTATCAACACAGGCTGATAAAGCATCCATCGTTTTAGTAGACATATATATTTCATTATATAAAAAATAAAAATATTAAATAGCTCCTATATCATCCCATAACTCATTATGAATTTCTCGTGCTGATAAATCGCAACATAACCATATGAAAAATTCTTTAATCTTAATTAAATAATACATTTAATAAAGCTATTTATTATATTTTTATATATATATATAAATGAACTATACCGATAAAGTTACAAGCATTATTGATAAATTAGACTTACCATCGGATATGAAAGGTTATAAAGATATTATTAAATCCAGATTCGTTGAAGAAGTTAAATTTTATGAAAAAAAGCGAGATCATACAAAAAAATATTATAATGTATTTAGATTTATTGTAACTACTGGAAGTATATTATTACCTGCTTTATTATCTGTAGGTCAAATGGATCCTGAAAAATTACCTAGAAATTTTGATCAAATCTCTTATTGGTCTACTTGGTCTATATCATTAATGGTCACTATAAGTAATGGATTCCTTCAACTATTTTCGTTAGATAAAAACTACTTTAATTATTCTTTGGTTGTCGAACAATTAAAAACAGAAGGATGGCAATACTTTGGGTTATCTGGTAAATACGAGGATCATTTAATCCATGATAAAGAATCTTATAAAGATTTCTGTAAAGCGGTAGAAAATATTAAACGGAAACAAATCGAAACAGAATTCCAAGGTAAAGGTAACAATGCAAAAAAGAAAGGTAAACCATTTGATTTCAATGAAGAAATGACATCGTTTTTAAAACAATCACAAGAAACAAAAGAAAAAATTGAAAAAACTGTCAATGGTAAACTAGAAAATATGGAAAATGGAAAAGCATCTGTTGAAATGTCTACTACTGTACCTGATGCTGCTTCTGCTGTGCCTGCTGCTTCTGCTGTGCCTGCTGCTTCTGCTGTGCCTGCTGCTTCTGTGCCTAGTGCTTCTGTGCCTGCTGCTTCTGTGCCTGATGCTGTACCTGATGCTGCTGTCCCTGTTAAACCACTAAAAGATATTACTACGAACAATGACCCGGTTTAGGTCCATTTTTAGCAATCCATCTACAATTAGGTTGGTCTTTACATTTAGGATCCTTATTTTTCTTGAATGTTTTACATTTCCCTGACGATTTATTTTCCGACACAGATTTAGATTCAGATTTATATTTAGATTTAGATTTAGATTTCATAGTTTTTTTATATAATTCTCTTTTAATTATTTCAGGATTATCATCTAAACAACCTACATTTTTAACCCATTTACATCCATCTACTTTACCACAACCAGGAGCGGGCTTTGTTTTTCTATAATTACCACAACGTTTATCATTCATATCAACAGGTTTTATAGCGGGTTTTATGGATTTAACAGAAGGTTTTATTGGAAGAACTTGTTCAGTCTTATCATTTAAACTTATAGAAGGTTTAATAGATTTAATAGATTTAATAGATTTAATAGATTTAATAGGTTTGATAGATATTTCTTTTTTTATATCATCGTCTAAACAACCTACATTTTTGACCCATTTACATCCTTCAACTTTACCACAACCAGGTGCAGGTTTTGATTTTCTATAATTACCACAGTGTTTTCTATTCGTTTCTGATATAGATTTAACTTTTTTAATAGGTATTGGTAGAGATTTGATTTGTTCAGTCGTATCATTTACCATTTCAGAATATTTATCTGACGATTGTGTCGAGTCAAATAACTCTGATGGAGCATCTGATTCAGATGTTCTTCTTTTAGATTTTGATTTGGTCTTTTCTTTTACTTTTTCTTCAACACCTTGAACAATATTATAACTGTCTGATGATACTACCTCATATGACCATGAATTAGACTTTGATTTAGCTTTTGATTTAGCTTTTGATGAAGACGTAGATTTAGCTTTTGATTTTGATTTTGATTTTGATTTTGATTTTGATTTTGATTTTGATTTGGATTTGGGCCTTGTTACGCTTCCCTGTGTATCAGAACTAGATGAAGATATTGCTGAGGGAACAGAAGAAGACTTAGATTTTGATTTTGATTTGGATTTGGATTTGGACCTTGTTACTCTTCCTTGTGTATCAGAACTAGATGAAGATATTGCTGAGGGAACAGAAGAAGATTTGGATTTGGACCTTGTTATACTTCCTTGTGTATCAGAACTAGATGAAGATATTGCTGAGGGAACAGAAGATGACTTGGATTTGGACCTAGATTTGGACTTGGATTTGGACCTAGATTTGGACTTAGATTTGGACTTGGATTTGGACCTTGTTACTCTTCCTTGTGTATCAGAACTAGATGAAGATATGGATGATGGGATAGAAGGTGACTTGGATTTGGATGTTTTTGCGCCAGTTAATTTACTATATTGGGATTTACTCACTATCGATGCTCTATCGATAGGATATAATAAATCATAATGATGTCCTCCAGAAGAACCTGTTTCATTAATATTATGGAATAAATATATATCGTTATCATGATTATTATGATTTATAATAAATCCCAAACCTAACCCCGTATAATTACCTCCATATGATTTAAAAACATTAATATTACGATTTAATACATGTGCAATAGCACATATTTCAGGTTGACCACCATATGTATCTACTTTTTTCATATTTTCTAAATATTTATCTATAGTGTTTATGCTTCCATCTAGATCGCTATCGCTATCGCTATCGCTATCGCTATCAGATGTATTTGTGCTTACACGTCGTCGATTATCAATTGAATCTTGTATATCTTCTCTAAGCGTTAATTGAGTAGGAGGTATAGGAATATCTAAATTAGCACTGAGCCACTCCACAACTTTTAACCGTAGTTCCATAGATAATGGATCAACTTCTTCCATAGATAATGTGAACGTATACGCATCTCTATCTATTTTTCTAGTTATTATAGATTTATCTAAATGTATGAATTGGGCAACAGAATTAAATAAGCAAGCACCATTTCCAGCAGCCCGTATATATGCGACGTCATCTTTTTTTAATTCATTAGACATATAATATATATATTATATTATTTAAAAAAAATATAGTTATATAATAGATCTAAACAGAACTGTAATGATTAGGAATATCAGGTGAATTTTCGCAACTTTTACATAGACATTGTCCGTTATCTTCAATATTGACCTTGAGGTATGGGTTAACACATCCCATACAATATTTTAAAGATTCCTTTTCCCCATCCAATGTAATCGAACAATTAGGACCAACACAAGCCCCAGCAATATGACAGTGAAAGAACAAGTTACACGATGAACAACTGATTTTCAAAGCATGATCTCCTAATGAGAAATTTTTTTGACATCCACCACACGGAATAACTTCTGATAAGAAGTGTTCTGTAAAGGTATCCCTATCTACCTTGGTTTTTTCTAGATCTTTCTTGTTCTTTCTTATTTTATCTTTTACCTTTGACTTTTCTTTCTTTTCTTTCTTTTCTTTTTTACTATCTATAGGATAAATACTTTGTTTCCTGTATCTCCTTCCGTTTTTCAATATAGGGACAGGTTCGAAGATATCATCCAGAGGTTGAACGCGTGAATTTGTCTTTGCGAAGCAACACGACATTACTTGATTTTACTTAATCTCAAACATTATTATCAAATTTATTTAAAAAGATATTTATAATATATATAGAAGTAATGGTTAACAAGAAAGGCGGTAAAAAATATAAACGCAATAAGAACCAAAGTGATGGTGAAAAAAGCATACGATTAAAAGATGGAGAACAATCACAAGAATATGCACAAATCACTAAATGCTTAGGTAATTGTCGATTTACGGTTTTCTGCTTCGACGGTAAAGAACGTATGGGAACGATGTGTGGAGGGATGAAAAATAAACAATTTGTAAACTGTAAAGATATTGTATTAGTATCTTTAAGAGTATGGCAAGATACTAAATGCGATATTATACATAGTTATGATTATAATTTAGCTAGGAAACTAAAAGAAAAGGGACATATTCCAAAATCAATTAATCTTGAATCATGTAATCAAAATGAACCCGATGAAGAAGATGATAATCTTGGGATTATTTTTAGTACTGATATGCCTGAATCAGAAGAAGAAGAAGAAGAAGAAGAAGTTAATTTAGGTGATATTTAATTAAAATCCAATTTAATTTTATGTGTCGAGGCATTCAATCCTCTCGAAGCCGATTTAGATAATTCTTGACGCGGTTTCCTTTCATATCCTTTTTTAAGTTTCTTATTATTATTATAGCATAAATTCATATCATATTCTATTTCTTGGTAGTTTAATAAAATATACTCAGTTATCATATTTTCAATCGCCCATTTAAAGAAATTTAATTGTCCTAATGTAGTTTCAATATTTATATTATTACAATTAAATTTTAATCTATCTCTACGACAAAATGGATCAAACTTCTTTTTAGAATACGATTTTAATTGAGATTTATAAGCATGGTATATATTTATTTGTTTGAATAACTCATTACCATCTGAATTAAATGTCATATTACCAGTAGGTGTTTTATATGTTTCATAAAACACATTGTATTTTTTAGAATAATTTGTAGCAAACCAATCTATAATCCTTAATGAAATTTTATTTTCTCCATTTATACAACTATTAAATTTATCTATGTTTTTATCACAACTATAAAAACTATGTAAAGACTCGTATAAAACATTATTCATATTGTATATGTATATATTATTTTATATACTTTGATCTCTTTAAATACTAAAATAAGTAAATCAATAAATACAATGATATTATTTAACTTAGATTAAATTTATTCTTGTATTTTTTAATAGAACCTCTTAAAGATGGTTCACCCCATAGAATATATCTTGATAACGAACCAGCACTCATATAGTCATTCCATTTTTCTCTTTTTCTATGTCTGGTCAAATATCTTTTCTTCCTTTTAGGATCCTTATGTTTGGTATAATCACTCATACCCGCCGCACCAAAATGAGTGGTTTTGACTTTCTTCTTTCCATCATAAAATACAGCCATATATTTCTTCTTTTCATTAGTAGATTTTTTAATCACAACTCTCATATATATTATTATTATATAAAATTAAAAGCAACATCACAAACTTCAACTTATCATAAAAAATTTGAGAACAAGATACTTTTTTTTTAAAACCCGTTCTGGAATGCCTTGCTCAAAGTGTGGCTGTTCTGGACACAATGCCCGCACATGCTCTCAACATCGTTCTCAATATCTTCTCCCACCATTCTTCTCAGAATGGGTGGAAAGGGGATTGTCTGAGTGGATGGAAGAAGTCGAAGAAGTCGAAGAAGTCGAAGAAGTCGAAGAAGAAGAAGAAGAAGAAAAGTTGGTAGTCGAAGAAAAGAACCATTCCTCTATGTGGTTGTTCCTGAATACCGGCGTCCTCTCAAGATCTATTGGGTTCCTGTTAGAGTATTTCGACGTCCCTGATGACTGTCAAAAACTCATCATGGATGTTTGTATGCCCGGAACTTGCGTAATCCCAATGTGTCCGGATGTTGTGTGTTTGTTCCGTGTCCACAACACATGTCATTTGCCGATCAACACAGTTTACAATAGGAAATTAGGAACTCCTGGTGACGTGGACCTGTACTACGAGACTGCGAAGACTCTTTACACCCCACAACCACCATCTCATCCCTCCTATACCGGACACCATCTGTGCCGTATCAAGAAATACAAGGGTATCAACGTGCAAGAAGATGTTGTCAAGATCGGCCTTTACAAAGAGTTAGTACCCACCCAATATATGCAAGCAAATCATTTTGGCCGCGGGAAATACCTAGGCACGTGGTCTTTGTCTCAGAATACACCAGCAGCTGTCAGGAAAGAAGAATTTTGGCCTGAATACAGGCATTATATCCACATGTGCAAGCTATCAGATCACCAGCAGTTTTCAACATGCGAAATGTATACAAAGTTGGTTAAAAAACATGGTGGTAGGGCCCACTACCAATCTTGTTTAGCTATCGAACATGTCCGGATATACAAGAACATAGGTGGTTGGAGGAAAAACGAACTCAAGAGGGTATACCCAACACTATACGGAAAAGACGGGTGGGTGAAAAAGATCACTTCTCAATAAAATAAATCCCTTGTAAGTAAGCATCTGCTAGATCATCTTTCTTCTTACAAGTATTAAATAAATCTATAAACTTTTTTTCTTCTTTAAGGATCATTAATTTAGTATATTCAACCGAAAGATATTTATTTTTTTTATATTTATCTGTAAATTTACATTCTATCTCTGGTCCCTTATACACTTTTAATTTATTACGAGCATTTATCATATGGACTTGTTCAACAGGTGTTTCTTTAGTAACACCTTCTATCATAAAATAACTATAGATTATCATTTGGACTGATTTCATAGTTGGATTCTTTAATGCAGGTTGGTTTTCTATACAAATCACTTCGTGGTTTAAGAAATCCTTATGCGAATTCAATTCTTCTATTAGGATCTGACTTAACTTGAACATATCACGATCATTATTCATTTTCTTTTTCTTTTTGTATTTTTTAGTATGGGTAGTACAACTGTATTTCTTATCACCATTATCATCTGTCACTATAAATGTTGATGATTTTTCACATTCTTTTTGTAAGCCACACTGACAAATAGGATTTTTATCTAAATTAATAATACCCCAATCGAGTATTTTCTTATTATCATCTAAGGAACAAAACGCGAGATTTTTAATCCCTACGTCAAATGATAAATATGTCATAGTATATATATTAAAAGAATATGTTTAAATAATTAAAACAATGAGAATCCTTCAGGTCCATTACTACCACCGAATTGTGGTGGAGGTTGAGGCTGTTGAGGCTGTTGAGGCATGACATTAGCGTTGTTCCGGCTTCCAAGCGGAGGATTCATAGCATTATTATTTACACCTAATGCTTGATTCAAAGCTGAATTAATTTGAGTAGTATTACTATTTTGATTGGTAACAGGGACTTGACCACCATTATTATTTTTCTGTGCGTTTATTAAATCCATAAGATCTGTATTAGTATCAGTATATTCAGGTGCTTCTTTAATAAAATCTGTAACTTTATTGAATACTAATAAACTTTTCATCATTAAATAGATTATCGGGAATAACATATATAACCAAATAAATGTGTTGTTTTCATTACTATTAAATATATATATACAAAAACCTATTAATATCATAAAACCAATTTCTAAATACATCTGTGTATCAAATAGATTAGAAGATTGAGATTTAACTTGTTGTTCTCTAGTTAATATCATTCTGGTTTGATATAAATAACCAATGACTGCTAAAGTTACAGCGAAAAAAACGAAATTCGGTGTCATTAATGATTCTAATGAAAATGATGTTCCTCCTTGTAATTGTTGATCCATATTATAACATTATAATATATTTTATTTATTTAAAAAAGCAACAATAATATATAAAAATGGGTATCCCATCATATTTTAAAAATATCATAACTGATTACAATAATGTTCTGATACAACAAGATTTATTCAATAAAAAAGTAAATAATCTGTTTTTTGATCTTAATTGTTTAATACATCCATGTTGTAGAGGACTTACTGATGAATCTGAAATGTTCGATAATATCTATACAAATATGATTAAAATAATTGAGCTAAGTAATCCATCCGATCTAATATATATTGCTATCGACGGTGTTTGTCCCCGGTCAAAGATTGAACAACAGAAATACAGGAGATTTAGATCAGCAAACGAAAACAAAATATGGGATACAAATGCCATTTCACCAGGTACCAAATTCATGAATAATCTAAATATTTTTCTTAGAGAAAAATCTTATCCTATTAAAACAATATTTAATGATTCTTCTATAGCCGGTGAAGGCGAACATAAAATTATGCAATATCTTAAATTAAATAATAATAATGATATTAATATTGTCCATGGATTAGATGCTGATTTAATTATGTTATCTATGATTAAAAACAATCATATTTATTTGCTTAGAGAAAGAACAGAATTTAATATTGAAAATTTAGATTCAGAATTTGTTTATTTAGATATCAATCAATTAAAAAAATATCTAGTCAAAGATATTAAGAAAGATTTTATTAAACTACCAAATCAAAGTATCATAAATGATTATATTTTCTTATGTTTTTTCATTGGGAATGATTTTATTCATAATTCACCCTGTATTAATATACGATATGGTGGATTAGATAATCTATTAGAAATATACAATAAATTACAAGAAGAAAATGGTGGATTATATTATCTCATTTATGATAATAAATTAGACCTGAATAACTTTAAGAAATTCATTCATAAAATCAATTTATCAGAAAATAAGTTTTTAGTAAAAATATTATTCATAAGATCCAAACAAAATAATAAATTTAAAAATATGTTTCATGATATTTATTCATCGTATACAACCAATAAATCATTAGATCATTATCAAGAAGATAGATTAGAAGAGTTTAATAATCATATTCCAATAATAGATATGAAAGATGAAATTAAAATCTTTAAAGATATTGAATGTTGGCAACGCAAATATTATATGTTTCAATTATATCACCATCATAATTACAACCCAAGTTATGATGATATTTTAGAAATTAAGATAGAAGAAATATGCCGAAATTATTTAGAATCGTTTGTATGGACTGCTAACTATTACTTTGAAGATTGTTTATCTTGGACCTGGTATTATAAATATCATTTCGCACCGTCTATGAAAGACTTGAATAATTATTTAAGTAATATTGATGATTTAGATATAATTAAAGTAAATAATGAACCATTAAAATCTGTTGAACAATTACGTTTGATTCTCCCAAAAAAATCGTTTTATTTAATATCTGGGGTAGAAAAATATCCAGATTATTATTATCCTAAATCATTCAAAACAAATTATATTATGAAGAGATATAACTGGGAAGGACATCCTATTTTACCTGACATTTATACTTAATAATTAATTAATAATATATAATTATATATATGGATTGTTTTAATTTAAATATAAATGATTTAGGTGATAAAAACTATGTTTATCCTATAATAGGTTTTTGTGGATTATGTATGACATATTTAGGTAATATGTTTGTTAGACCCACTATATTTACATTAGGAACAATATTATCTATGGGTAGTAGCTATAGATTGACTGAATTAATTATGGATCATTTTAATTACGATCAATGTTTAGTTAAATGTTCGATATCAGTTGTATCAGGATTTTCAGGTGGATTTTTACTATTAAAACTATATAAATTAACACACTTTGTTTTAGGATTTGTTTGTGGTGGTTCATTTGGATATTTATTATTTGAATTAATATTTTATAGATATCATCTAGGGATAATATTCGGATATGATACAGTTTATTGGTTAAGTATTGGGATACCAGGTGTAATATCTGGACTAATATCATCATATAAGGAGAAAGAATTATCAATTATGACAACTACATTTATTGGACCGATGCTATTGATTGTATCATTTTACCATTTTACACACTATTATAATTTGGTTGTATATATCCCAGTTTATATTGGGATGTCTTGTTCAGGATTATACATTCAATATATGAAATACAAAAAAGATAAATTACAAATAAATTATGATGGTGTTAAAACCTAATAAATAAAATATAGTATTGAATATTATGTCTGATACAAATACAAATATAAATATAAATACGGATGGAACAAATATAAATACGAAAACATATGGAAAATGTCCTGATATTAAATGTGTTGATGATCTAATAAAACATATAATTGATAAAAAAAGGAAAATAGATTTATATAGAAAGATATTAGAACTCAAATATAACAGATATAAAAACTGTCATAATGCTTGGGGGATAAGCACTATATTGTTATCAACCGCACTAACATTTATTGAATCATGGAAATTAATATTCATAGACGAAGGAAATAGCGAAGTAGCGAATGATTTTTTTGATTTAACGCCTATATTTATGGGATCTGTTATTACATGCACAGCTAGTATTCTGAAGTTTAAGAAATACCAAGAAAAGATGGAATCACATAGTAATATAATAGAAAAATGTATAGGGATGACATCTAAACTCAAAAACAAAAAAGAAACTTATATAGTTCAAAAAAATTGTAGTACAAAAACATTTGATGATTTATTAGTAACTTATAATGACGACATACTAACTGAATATTTCCTAATTTTTCAAGAATCTCAAAAATATATAAAAAATACAGATTATGATAAATATGCTAAGTTAATTAATAACTCTGAACTCCATAAATATATAATTGAAAGAGATAGATTAAAATTTTATGAAAAATATGATGAATATGATAAAGAAAACGATTTAGATATGGAGAAAAAAATTAAAGAAATAGAAAAATGTTATAAATATAAATGTTGTTGTTGTAATAAATTATAAACTAGGAAAATCTGTTTCGCTTCCGATATCAAAATATGATTGTTCTTCAATTGGATTCATTCGCTGACCGCTAACAGGAACATATTTAGACTTAACTCCTGTTTGTCCTGATGGTTTTTTGATAAATGGTTTATAGTCATCCTTAATTTCGTATGTAATAGAAATTTTTTTATCATCTAAATTATATCTATCAAACTTGTAATTATCAAGTGTTCGTGGTTGAACACCGATATCAAAATTAAATTTACCCATAGACCTGATAGGTCTATCATTTGTAGAAATAATATCAATATATTTACATTTTAGATCATATTGATTAATAATTTCTTTTTTAAGATCTAATAAAGTTCCTTCATTTGAGAACTGAATAGTTTTAGTAACATCGTCTTTTGTAACAATAAATGTAATCATATTAATTATATTATAAACTACTTTTTAAATCAAATTTTTTTAATATTTTTTTATATAACTATTAACTATATGAGTAAAATATGTCTTACATGTAAAGTGTCTAAATCTATGAATAAGGCTGAGTTAGAAAAAGTAATACCTGATTGGTATAAAGATATAGGTAATTATTCTTTATTACCCCCCATTCTTAATAATAATGATAAATACAACACTAAGAAAACAACTTTACAAACACATAAACCAAATATCACAGATTATGAAGTAAAAATTAATATTAAAGATAAAAAAAATACATGGATATGTTATTGGGCTGCTAATTATACTGATAAATATGATGAAATAAAAACAGCTAAACAAGCATATGATAAATTTCAAAATCACGGATTAATAGAAACTGATGGATCAGGTAAAGCTGTATTTACTTTAAATTGTCCTCAACCTTATTCTGTTGATGGTAAAACATATCCTAGACATGTACATTATTGTTTAAACGAAAATGGATTTTGGAGTGATAAAATAAAAACCGTAATTGTATCTTGTAATGTTGATTATGATATTATGAAAAAAATAGTTAATAGTGATTCCCATATTATAATTAATGCTTTACCTAAAAAAAGTTTTGAAAGATGTAATATTCCAAATAGTATAAATATTCCTTTATTGACTTTCAACAGTGATAATGCTGTTAATACTATAAGAAAATCATTAAATGATTTTGATAAATTAAAGAAATTTCATGGTAAAAAAATATTCGAAACACCTATAGTTGTATATTGTAAAAATACTGATTGTAAAGCATCTGAAAAAATGATTGAATTATTGATTGAAGTTGGATTTAGAAATCTTTTGGAATATTCAGAGGGTATTATTGGATGGATGAGAAAAAGTAAATCAAAAAAGAATTGTGAAGAAATTTCAGGTGGATCAGGTAAAAACTCTACATCTGATAAAGAAGAATCTAAAGAAGAAGATGATGAATCATTAGAAGAAGATAAAGAAGAAAAAGAAGAAAAAGAATATAAAGAAGAAAAAGAGGATAAAGAAGATAAAAAGAGTAAATCGGAGAAGGTTAAAAACGAATATAATTTATCAGGTAATTTTGAGACAGTTGTTTTCGATGGTAATAAATATCAACATGATTTAAAAACTAAAGACATATTGAAAAAAGGAAAAATTATAGGTGAATACGATGGAGATAAAATAAATTTTAAAGAAGTTGACGGAGAAGATAGTTCATCTGATGAGGAAAATGATGATTATACGTCATCTGATGAAGATGTTAGAGATGAAAGTGATTCTGTTAATAATATTAAATATAGGAAACATAAATTAAAATTGGTTTGTATGAATGATATAACTCCTAAAATATATGATGAAAGGTTTAGAGGATGGGGTTTCACATTTTGGTATTAATATTTAAATAAATAAAAATAATAATATAAATGAAATTATTAATTTATGGTCACAAAGGTTGGATTGGTTCAATGTTCATTGATATTTTAAAAGAAAAACAAATTGAATATATTACTACTGATACAAGATGTGATAATTCAGATGATTTAATAAAAGATTTAGATCATTTTAAACCTACACATGTCATATCGTTTATAGGTAGGACTCACGGTGAAATAGATGGTAAAATTTATTCTACTATTGATTATTTAGAAGAACCTGGTAAACTAAAAGAAAATATTAATGATAATTTATTTTCACCATTACAATTAGCATTATTGTGTAATGAAAGAAGAATTCATTATACATATTTAGGAACAGGATGTATTTTTTCATATAGAGATGGAATAATATCAGATAAAAATGGTTTTAAAGAAAATGATTTACCTAATTTTTTTGGTTCTCAATATTCCACAGTCAAAGGATTTACAGATAGATTAATGAAACTTATTCCTAATACATTAAATTTAAGAATAAGAATGCCAATTGTTAATTACCATAATCCTCGTAATTTTATAACTAAAATAACTAAATATGAAAAAATATGTTCAATACCTAATTCAATGACAGTTTTAACAGAATTATTACCATATATAATTGATTTAATGAATATTAATCATACAGGTACATTAAATTTTACAAATCCAGGAAGTATATCACATAATGAAATATTAGAAATGTATAAAAAATATGTTGATCCAGAATTTACATGGAAAAACTTTACAATGAAAGAACAAAATCAAATATTAAAATCAGAAAGATCAAATAATTTATTAGATACAACGTGTTTAGAACAATTATTTCCTGAAATAAAAAATATTAAAGATAGTGTTAAGGATGTTATGGTTAATTATTCATGATTAAATTATTATGTTTTAATGTAAACATTTTGATGACCAATTAATATACATTTAAATTTATCTTTTAATAATAATTCTCTTATTTTATCATAATTACATTTATCAGGATAATCTGCTTCAAATATAATTAATCTTAATTTTTAATAAAAATTTGGATTTTCATCAAAAAAACACTTCTAAAAATCCTTCACAATCAGCAACTAACACATTAAATTCTAAATTATATTTTTTTATTATATCATCTAATTTATATGAAGGTATTTTTGTATTATCATTATAAATAAACGTTGAACCATATCCCCCATAATGATTATCTAAATTAGTTAGGTCCATTTTTTTATTACCAATAAATCCTTTTATAATATTAAATTCACAATTATTTAATTTTTTATTTTTCTAAAGCATCCCAAACTCTACTATCAGGTTCTACACTAATCTGATTATTTTTATTACATAATTTAGAATTTATTATACAAGAAACAGAACCATATCTAGCACCTAATTCTAGTACAATATCATCTTTTTCAATATATTTTTGTGCCAATTCCTGCTCTGCATGTTCTCTTATATTAGTATTAACTAATTTATTAAATTCATCATATATTTCCATATATATTTAATATATAATATATAATATTTTTATAATAAACTTAATGTTATATTATAGATTAGAGTTTAAATTATATTGTGATTAATCATTTTATTAAACTTTTTTAATTAAGTTACAATATTTCTTATATTTCAAAGTTTCATCTATAATTTCTGGATAATCTGATCTCATTAAATCTTCTGGTTGAAATTTTAAATACTGAGCTTTATTGAGTTTATTTAGGCAATTTTCCTTACTAATTATTCTGTAATGATAACAAAGTAGATACCCCTTTTTAATATCTTCTTCTCTTAAATTATTATAAAATGGATTTAATTTTTGTTTTTTTTTTATAATGCTATCAACAATAATGCAATCTCCAACAGTTTTACTAGGAATATGTACATCAATTTTATTAAATTTATCAGTTTTGAATATACATTTAACCTCTATTTGATTATATCTGCATCTAAATTTCGATATTTTATGAGGATGTTTTTTATTATGATTCCATCTATGGGTATTTTCTAATAAAATACTTTTTGGATTTTTATCTCTATTATTACAAGACATCATTACCCATGGTATTTTTATACAATCAACATCTTTGAAAATAGTATTTAATTCATCTTTTATTGTATGAGTTATATTCTTTTTTGTTGTTATAAATTCATCAACATCTACACTAATCATCCATTTAAATTTGTGCTTTAATTCTTTATAATATTTATTTACTACATCCATTTGTCCTTTTTTTGAAAATAGATTTTTTTCATATATAATTTCAATATTATTATCATTGATATTATTATATATTGATTTATCATTACTATTATCATCAATTACAAATATTTTATCGACTCCCTGTGATAAATAATAATCACAAAATTCTTTTATGAAAAATTCATCTTTACATCTTGTTATTAAACCTAGAAAAAGCATATTATAAATAATATATATACATATATTATTTTAAATCATAATTAAATAATTCAAAATCTTTTTTATATATTTTATTTATTAAATCAATAGAATCTTTATTTAAATACATAGAATAATCTTTATTAACATTATTTT